TTCAAAGCTCAATGGAGGCAAGTTGTTCTTCCTCTGATTAATCAACTTAGACTGCTCAGAGTTCTGCTGACTAATTCGTTTAGCCTTAGAGTCCTCCTTCATCATATCTCTATCTGCAAGTGCGGTTTCCTTTACGCCAGCAATCTGCATCTGATAGTTAAATTCTTCAGCCATCAACATTCTCTTCAGCTCTGCCTCTGCCTTTAGCTTCTCAATATCAAACGCCACCTCAGCCTGCTTAAGCTGCATCTTAGATTGGGTATCCAATTGAAGCTGTTGCATAGCTACCTGAGCAGCAAACTCTTGAGACTGCAACTGCTGCTGAGACATCATCTCCTGCTTCTGCATCATCATCTTCTCTTCTCTCTCCTGCTTCTTAATCCTCTTCATCTTAAGTAGCTGGTTAGCAAGCTTTAGATTCTTAATCTCTCTGATGTCAATAGCATCCTCAAGATTAATATCACCCTTAGACAATGCCATCTGTACGTTAGCCTCTAGCTGTGCCTTCTGCTCTTCGTCTGGAGAAATCTCAATGAAGATACCAAAGTCGTAGATGTACAGATCTTTGATGTCATTCAATATAGATACGTTGTACTTGCCAATCTTATTAGCGAAGTCATCCTTAAAGTCAGCGTACTGCAAAATATCAGCAACACGATACGTAAGTGCCTCAGCAAGTGTTCGGTAAATAAATAGACCACTCTCAAGAATATGTCTAGTAGCCGTGTTTGAGTTAAGAGCTGCAAGCTTCTGTACACCAACCAATGCGTTAGGGTCAGGGTTAGATCCATCTCTAGCCTCATTAAGACCAGTTACAGAACGGATCATATCTAAATAGTGATTGTAGTTAGCAATCAGCATCTGAGTCTTAGCCGCACCTGAGTTAGATGTAAGCTGCTGGATAGGAACTCGTGCATTGTTAAACTCACCATCCTGGGTGTAGCTTCGGCCAATAACACTACCTGTCTGGAAGTATAGTCTCAACGCATCCTCCGGGTTGTAAGCCGCACCTGTTCCCAAGTCAACCTCATTCAATCCATCCGCATCAATGAACACACCATCTGGTACCGTACGTGCAATGACCTGCTGTAGCTTTAAGTGAGTCAACTGAATCAAGTCAGCGAAAGGAATCATCCTTCTCACCAACGACTCAATCGCCCCCTTGTACATTCGTGGCGCACATGCCACATAGTTAGGTATAGCATGCTGAGATGCAGACTTTGGTCTTACCATGTTCTCGGATAGCTCCCACTTCAACAAGAAGTTAGTACCCATCACCATCACACCATCATACCAAACGTCAATTGTCTTCTCCAGCTTCTCAAATTTCCCATCCTCCATCATCTCTACAGGAGGATTGAACTGGTCATCCTTCTCTATAATGCGACTGCCTCCACCCTCAAGGATCTTCTTCTTGTAGACCATCTTCTTGGTGGTCTTGTAGTTGAAGTAAAGTAGGGTACAGGTATCACGATAGAACATACTGTTCTCGTAGAATCGAGCAACATTGTAATAGTCGTACCAGCTCTGAGAGTATTTGGATATCTCATCCATCTGCTCACGTGTAAGAGTTGGGTCAATCTTTAGTAGCTCTGTCATTGGAAGAGTCTTTATCTCTCCCCAATAGAAGCAGTCCTTAAAGAATGGGTCCTCAGTGTAGCTGTACACAACATTAGCTGGGTCAACATAGGACACCTCAACACCAGAACCTAGTAGGAACTCATGCTTAGCAATACCAATACCAATAACAGCAAGGTCATAGTCAATTCGCTTACGTGTATCCTGGTAGTGGTTCTCATCAAAAATTGTATTGATAGCCTCCTCTTCAGCTATCTCAATCGCAGGCTTATACTTAAGCTGCATGTATAGTGATAGCTCCTCGTCAGTCTGAGGCAGCTCCTCTGGATTTGTTACAAATGGGTCAACCCCAGTTTCATTCTGTATCTTAGAGAGTAGATCCTTAGCAAGCATCTGGCTCTCAATCATGTCCTGATACTTACTTCTCTTGGCTTGAGACATCGCATCCTGTGCATACGCCTTAACCTTAAATAGTCTGTCATTCATGCCGTTAACGACAATGTCTACAAACTTAGGTAAGATAGGTACAGGAGTCCAGTCAAGGTTTAGGTAAGACAAGTCACCATCAATTGCTAACTCATTCTTATATTTCTGAATGGACTGCTCACCACGTGCGTATAAACGCAAGCGATTAAACTCAGCCCACTGATTGTAATATCTGCATTGACTTCCATCTTTTCTAAACCACTCGTACTGAATGGCTTGACCAACCTGAAGACCAAACTCAGGCGTAGCTTTCTCCGAATCAGAAACAAACTGGCTTGGAAATGCTGTTGAAGATATATTAACTACGACATCTTTCATCTAATAATTTGACTTTGATTTCCAGTGTTAGCGTACTTTGCGAAATTAACACTAATTTTCGACTCTTTTTTATCTGGTAAATATACATGTTTTTGATTTGCCATTATAGCTAATCCAGAACTGATTGATGCATCGTGCTTTGTTCGGTCATTAATATCAAACTTAGCCCAGTCCTCAAGCGTCCTAATGAATGGCATTGTGCCTATCTCATCAGCAGGCCTATAGGTAGATGTCATATCAAACCCAATGAACTTCTCAATGTAAGACTCAATAGCAGAGGCGTGTGCCTGCTTCACTTCTTCACTTGAGTTAGGTATACCACCTAGCTCACGCTCTGTCTTGCTCAGCTTGTTCAGCACTCTGTCAGGCCTATTCAATGAGAACGCTCTGTAGCCTCTGTTCTTAAAGTGGTACAGTATACGTGCCTTGTTATTCTCAGCAAGCACCGGCATGCCATAGAACACACAGGCCATCAGCACATCCTCAAAGAATATCTCAGCAGTCTGTGGTCTAGCAATGTACTCTAAGAAGAACTGATTCGCAGGAGCATCGTCCATGTGGTACTTAGTCATACCATGCAATGCACCATTAGATCCTCTTCCACCTACAACCGCAGAGATATCGTACGGGTCACAGCCAAATGAACCAAGGTGCTCGTTACCAGGGTACTTCATTCCGTTCCTATTCACCACATTGTTCTGCATGTTAGTAGGAGGCACCCAGCTAATCAAGAACCTGCCACGTTGGTCAGGTGTCCATATAACCTTGCTGTCCTTCTCCCCATCCTTCCAGTGAAACGAACCACGTGTAACCATCTGACCCTCAATCATTGAGTCGTTGTAGTCAATCTGCTGATAAATCTTAGTCAAGTTAAAGATAGATGACTTGCTCTCATCCCTGAAAGCATGGCTCTCCGTGCGAGGGAACTGGCGATAGAACTCGTTGAGTGCATCGGCATCATTCTTCAATGAGTCCACCTCTGCCTCCCAATAGTCTATAGCACCATTACGTATCATCTGGTTGTCAACACCAAGGATAGGAGCGTTAGGCTTTCTAAGTACAGGCATGCCGTACCTATCAATGAATCCCTCCATGTTCCACTCCATTGGTATAAACAATGAGTATAGGCCACTCTTAGTCTGTCCATTCGCATTCCTAGTTAATACATTTGAGTCATCGTATAGCTTCTTATAGTTGTCTCCACCCTTGCTCAACGCATTAGATGTAGATCCCATCATGCACTTGCCAATAATCTTACTACCCACCCTGAGACAGGTCTTGGTCACTCGCCAGTTGTTGAGAATATTATTTGGCTTAGTCCACTTAGCACTCTCATCATGTGCCAAGAATAATAGCTTCTCACCATCGTAAGAGTTCTCCTCAGTGTTCTTCCAGTCAATGGTGGTATCAAGGCCAAGCACATCGTTGTCTCCGACAGTGGACATGTTCTTCTTAGTAATCTTAGATGCAGGGACCCGGTACGCAAGCTCTGTCTTTGGCTTGTCCATACCATCCATGATAGGTCTGAAGAAGAATGGTAGCCTGCTATTTATTGGGACCACCTTGTCAGTGAACATCTTCTTAGCATCGGCACCTGTCTTAGATAGGATACCAACACGAGAGTCACGAGCAAGAGTGGCTATGTTAACGCACTCAGATGATGACATGAACGAGAACCCTGAGCGTCTAATCTTTAAGTATATCATGCCAAATGCCCTCATGTCTGCTTTGCATGCCTCCCAGAATATAAAGAATATGCGGTTAGCCTCACGGTAGTCTGCGTATCCAACGTCAATGCTGGACCACTGCAAGTACATGTAGTGAGATCCTGTGATGTATGTTGGCTCACCATTGTTCATGAACCACATGCCATCCTCACGCCTATTAAACTCAGACTCAATGTAGTCTACCCAGCTGTCCTTAAACTCAGCAGGCATCTCATTCCAATGGAAGATTGACTGTATCTTTGATAATTCCTTTGGCAGCTCCTGCCTCTCCCAGTACTGATCCCTGATGTTATTACTCCTTGAGAAACAATCTTTAGGTGCCTTAGGTAAGGCCACATGCAGCCCTGATATATTTATGATATCACCTATCTCTCCGGTCCTAGATATAACGACCATGTCGTACTGCTCATTATAGCCGTACATCCATGTCCTTCCGCTGTTCTTTTTACTTAAAGCGTTCTGAGGGACGTAGTCCTTAACGATTCGATATAGACCTTCGCTCTGCAAATCCTTGTTTGGTTTCTGTTCTGTTCACTCCCTTATCCAGCATATCAATAGCTTCACGCTCAGCCTCTATCCTATTGAGGATTTCAAAGGCATCAAAGATGGCTAACTTCTTTGTCGCTGCGGCATTCTTTAACCTATCAGCAGACAATTCATCCTCATCATCATGCTTAATGATAGCTTCCTTGGCCACCTTAATAAGCTGCTCTACAGCCTGGTGCCCTGCCTCAATAATCTTTAGCTTAATTTCTTTCGGATCTCTCATAGCTTGATAGTTATCTGATGATCATATATCCTATACAGCTTCTCGCCATCCACATCAAACTCATACTCACTGTCTGGTTTGAAGCAGACTAGGTCCCCTGCCTGTATACCCTGAGATAGGAGGTAGGCATTAGGATACATCATCTCACCCATGAGTGGCTCGTGAGTAAATGGCTTCTTAATATACGACTCAATTGCTGCAATAGGTTTAACAAAACAGTACCTGTCATAGGTGTACCAAATATCGCCTCTGCGATATAGGTAGAACTGATCAGGCTCAATGAAGAACTTATCGTCTCTAAAAAATGACCGACCACTCTTGCGTCTACCCTTGATGTCATTGTAGAACTTGAATGCATTATGGTGTACTAATAGTGTATCACCCTGCTGCACAGGACCATCGTATCCATAGGGCACCTCAATCACCTCAGCATATCTGTTGGAGAACTTGTGGTCCTCCTCTGATGTGTTGACAATGAAATCAATGCCACCAATATCCTTGGTGTTGTTGTATCGCTCACCATTAATTGGCCTCACGATAAAATCAAATGGGGACTGCATTAGTAGTTTATATTGTATTCAATTGCAACAGGCATAGTGTAGTTGAACTCCTTCCAGAGTACTACCTCCTGCTTCTCGTTTATAATATAGATCCTAATGGCTCCTGTGTCTATGGTAAACTTAATGAGATGAATCTCATGACTATCACCAAGCACCTTCTGACCCACGATGTAATGCATTGATCCACCCTTGTAATCTGGGCCTATTGATATTTTTCTTATGTCCATTAGATTAAATTTTAGTGGGGAGGTGCTTAGTGCACCACCCCTAGTTGGTCTGTCCCTGTGATTCGGTACACGTTACCTGCCACAAGACCACCTGCTAGTGCTGCTGCGTTGTTAGCGTATACAGGCACGGATGGTAATGGAAGGGAGAGGATGCTACCGATAGTGAAGTTCTTAGTAATATTACTATCCTGAGCATCAGTACCAATAAGCTTGTCGCTATAGGAGACTGTGTTGTCTGTTGAGTATGAGCTTATTTTTGCCATGATTATTCTTCGGTCTCAGGCTGTGGAGGTACAGGAGTTGGAGGCACTGGTGGCACATAGTCACCTGTGATGGTTAGGTTCAGTTGTTCTGCTACCCAATCCCATGCGTAGGAGTCCACTTCCCATTGGGCGTAAGCCTCACCTGACATATTCAAGTTGCCTTGAGCTATTTGTGGGCCCTGAGATAAGTTTTCATTTTGAGAAAATAGCTGATAGTAAAATGTCGCACTTGTTCCTAGTGTAACATTTACAGCATAGGCATTTAAAATCTTTGCCTCTAGTACTTGTCCATTGTCCCAAATTGAGACTGCTTCGATTGTTTTCATTTGTTTTTTTTGTTTATTGTTTATGAAGGTACTTCACCCAAATCTTGAGCTGCTATATTATAATATCTTGTTCCTATTTGCACTCTTATGCTGCCATTAACTGAAGCTGTTTCAGTAAGGAATCTGCCAATAAGAACATTGTTAGTTGTTGAGCCGTAAGGATTACCAGTTCTAATTCCTTGGTCAAAGAAACCAACTCCATTTACTCTTAGCTTGTAGCCTGAGTCAGTTGTCGTTCCAATCAAAACATTTGAGTTGGTACCTTTAACTGTAAGAGCTGGGGCTAGTAATGCATCATTGTAGATTGTGAAATCAGAATCTGTACCATACATTGCAAATGAGAATTTCTGAACTCCATTTGCATATAGACCCACCCCTGAGTTTGGACTTGCGTTAGTAGAATCTATTCGAATTCTAGTTGCCGCACTAGAGGAAACTGTTAATGGGAATGCTACACCACTTACAGGAGTAGGAGTAGTTTGCGTTCCAATCAGCACATTTCCGCCTGAGGTGATTCGCATTCGTTCGGTAGCTGATGTACCATTTGAGGTTGTAAATATTATTGGTCTTGCTGCATCCGCACGGCTTGATAATACAAGAGACCCAAAACCATCCGCAAACGAAGAATTTGTTGCGTACATACCTGCCTGACCAAAATCAGTAAGATTAGAAAAATCACCAAGTATTGCCTCACCTTTTGAGCGAGATACTCCGTTTACTGAAAGCTTGTATCCGTCATCACCAGTTTGATTTATTAATACATTTCCGCCTGAGGTAATGCGCATACGTTCGGAGAATCCTGCTCCATTTAGACCTGTAACAGTACCAAATCTCATTGCCACATTATAACAAATTGCAGCGCCATCTGTTACTCCTGTGCTATTAAAAAGACTTAATACCGAACTAGTGTTGTTTCCGCTTGTTACTAAATTTGTGTATAAATCATTTGTATTAGCAACATCAAGTCTACCACTAGGACTAGCCGTTCCGATGCCTACGTTGCCATCATACCTCATTGTCATAACATCAACTGGGGTATTAGACGCAGTATTACTGTTTACTACAAACTTTAACCAAGTTCCATTGCTAGAAGAAAATGAATTACCATATTGAATTTTAGACTGGTTACCGCTTTGACCTAAAATTATAGCTTCATCAAAAAACGGATCAGTATTTGTACCAGCACTTGTAAACCCTGTTCTTGCTGCTAGTGTAGTCGCAGCCGTCACCGAAGAGGAGAAGTTAGCTGCGCCATTTTTTGCTAATGTAAATCTATCTACCCAAGTTTGAGAAGTAGAAGAATTAGAACTTTGTGCTCTAATTAAGTATAAATTACTATCATTGTCTGTTGCTCTTACTAATAAACCTTGTGAGTCATCTTGTATATTTTGTAACGTTAAAGCATAGTCAGTAGAAGCAGCACTAAACCGCCCAGTTCCGTTGACATCTAGCTTATAGCTTGCATCAGTTGTGGTTCCAATTAAAACGTTGCCTGTTGACTGCACAAGAGTTAAAACCGAATTTGCTGAAGCGTTTCCGTATGTAAAAACAAGTCTATTACCCCCAGAACCATAATCATTACTGGTTGCGCCAATTTGCCAAGTAACACCGCCTGTTCCAGGGTTAGTTAGTTGTAAATTAAATGCAGTACTTGAAGAAAGTGTTAAATTATCAGTTGTGCTAGGCGTACTAGTTCCTATTCCTACTGCACCATTAAATATAGCTGCGTAGCTAGAACTAGCAGTATATCCACTTGTTGCAATTCCACTACTAAAGGTAGCTGCGCCTGTGGAGGCTATTCTAAATCTTTCTGCAATGCCAGAAGTTCGACCTGTTTGAACTACAAAAGCAGTTCCTCTATCTCCTGGAGTTGCACTATCAATAACAGATTGTAAATAAATATCTCCAGCAGGTGCTGCAAGACCAGTTGATGAAGTTATCTGTATTTGACCTGTTGTTCCTATTGAAGTTGAAGACGATGAGCTTACTACTGTAACATTCCCACTAAACCTCCCTGTTCCGTTTACATCTAGTCGGAAACCATTATCAGCAGTTGCACCAAGTAATAAGTTCCCAGTATCTTGGTTAATAAAGAAAGGTATAGTTCCTGCCGTTACATTGTTTATTGAAAAACCTGTAATTGTACCGACATTGTTGTTGTTCTGAATTTGCCAAGTGTTAACTCCACTTCTTTCAATTCTAATAAATGGAGTAAGTCCTAGCAATGTCAGCATAGCACTAGGACTAGTCGTTCCGATGCCTACGTTGCCTGCATTGGTGATGCGCATTGTTTCACCATTGCCATTATGGAAAGTAGTATTTGTTCCATCAGCTAAAAAAGAAATATTAGAATTAGAATAAATCATTCCCGCATTGGCTGCCACACCTCTGTAAGTGTAAGCGCTTCCTGTTCTAGTAAATATAAAAACAGATGAGCCATTGGATAAATTTATTCCATCGTCTCCAGTTGTCGAAGGTGAAACTAAAATACCAAGTTTTCTATCAGGACTAGTCGTGCCGATGCCTACGTTGCCGCTTCCTGCAACCCAAAGTCTATAGGCAGTCCCATCAAATAATCCAAGATTACCCGTATCTATACTAATAAACTGATAAGTTTTACCAGCGCCAGCGGTTGATGTAATTACAACTTTACCTTCTAAAGCAGTTGAAGTAATATTTCCCCCTGCCGTCACCGAAGAGGAGAAGGTAGCTGCGCCTGTGGAGGCTATTTCTAATCTCTGATTATTTCCGTTTGTATATACTCGAAATCCATTTCCTGCCGTTGCCCAAATGGTCATATCTTTTGTAGTACTACCTAAAAGCGAACCAAGTGAACCTAAATAACCAAAATCAGTTCCTTGACTCCTAAAGGCAATATTATTTCCCCATCCATTTGAGTTTGTTCCGTCAACAAATAAATTAGTAAATGCCGTAGAACTAAACCGCCCTGTTCCGTTCACATCTAGTTTAAATCCAGCGTTGGATGTATTGTTGATTGAAACATTACCATCATTAAATATCCGCATTCTATCTCCACTTGCCTGAAAGCTAATTCCATAATTTGCAGTATTTGTTCCAAAATACACATAATTATTACCTGTATCTACACCTGTGTACATTACAGATGAACCACTATACACAGTTAATTCACCTCCATTAACTCTAACAGTATTGCTAAAAGTAGCTGCGCCTGTTGAGGCTATGGTTAGTCTTGCCTCTGCACCTGATGTACCATTATAAAAAACAAACTTTCCGTCTGTTTCAATTAATTGTTGAGCAATGGGAACAGAATCGCTACTTGTATTGTAAAATCGTAATCCTCCAACATTGCCCGATGTTCTTGCTGATTTAAAATCAAGTCCTACAAAATTAACTCCATCTCTTAATGTTAATTCAGCGTCTGCATTTATAGCTTGTGTACCTGAACCAATAGCAACTGGAGCACTAAACCTTCCTTCCCCCTGAACCAACAATCCTTGCGAAGGTGCTGCCGATGGTGTTCCAATAGATAGTCCGCTATTCGAACCTAATGTCATCGCTTGGGTGAAGGAGATAGCATTGCCTGCCGTTCCTGATGGGGCTATTCTCCATCCGTGAGTTCCTCCACCTTGGAAATAATTTGTTGCAGTTACACTTGAGGCTATATATATCCAAGAACTTCCATTCCAAAATGCGTTTGATGAAAGCTGCATTCCGTTGGTATCAGTTGAAGCTAATGATACGTTATTTACTTGTAATGCTTTTGCAACTACACCACTTACACTCCACGCACTCGGTGTAACTCCTAAGCCAAG